CATAATAATTATCAATTTGAATCCTGTTTCTGTTCTTGATAACATTGTATTGTTAAACCAGTCTATTTGTTTTTGTAAGACATTTTCGTTGTATGCCTCTTCAACATTCTTTATTAAGTCATCTATTATCATTAAAGTACAACCAAAACCAGTTGCAGTTCCTTTTGGTGACGTTGCCAAATAATTTGCTTGTCCACTTCCATCTAAAGCCCATTTATTTGCACTAGATTCGCCAAATTTAATTCTTGTATCCGGAAATATGTCATTATATACTATTATTCCTTCTGTCTTTTCTGAGGCTATTGTATCTCTTACTGATTTTGCAAATGTTGTTGACAATATTTCATTATATGAACCCGTCATTACTTTTTCTTTATTATTGTTTCCAAATACCCATTCAACCAATTTTCCTGCTGTTCTTGATTTGCCATGTCTTGGTGGCATATTTATTACGCAAATTCTATCATCACTTTTGTAAAAGTCTTGTAATTCATTACACATACTTTTTAAAAATTGTCTATCATCTTTATAAAAATCTGGTGCAGTTAATTTACAATATTCAAAAAAATCACGTCTGGCTAATTCCATACGTGCTTGTTTTTTTAATTCTTCTTTCAGATTATTATTCATTTAATATCTTTCTCAACTCTTCTGTTGTCATTCCTGAAAATGGATTATTAACTTCTCCAGATATATTGACTTTTTCTTGTGGCTTTTCTCCTATTGTATCTCTTAACAATTCAAATGCTTTTGTATTGCCTTTTATCGCTTCTTTCCATAATGCAAACACTGCACAACTTTTATTACTTACCTCTTTATCTGCAAATCCATACTCTATCATCTGCTGTTTTAAGCTTTCATCTGATACTTGACCATTTAAAAACTTGTTTATTATCTCTTTAAAAGTTTTATTTTGTTGCCTTTTCTTTGCACTTGCTTTTCCTGCTTTACTTGCATTTTTTCGGCGTTGACTCGGAGTTAAATCTTCATTTTTTATTAAATTTTGCAAATTTGCCATTTTTCTCACCTACTTTGTTTGTCTTTATCTTCGTCTTTCAATAACACTTGTCTAATAACTGTGCCACCTATTCCATGTATAATTATTCCATCTTCTGCTTTTGAATATTTACTTACTATCTCATTTATAAAATCATTGATACTTGCTACTACTTCACATACATCTTCGTAGGTAAACGTTTTATCGTCATTTTGATTATGTCCGTATTCATACAACCATACATGAGTTAGTTCGTGTTTTAAAGTCTTAATTATATTTGCTTGATCTTTTAACAACATTACCTTTTGAGTTTTATATATCGTTACTCCTAACGTTCCATTATTTTTCATCTCATTATTTATTGTGGCTTCGTCTACTTCTTCTATCGTCCACTCTGTATTGTTTATCTTGAATTTCATATCTATTCTCTTCCTTCTCACATTGTTTGTTATACCTGCACTGCTCACACTTATATTTCATACAGTTCGTATAATTAATCTTTTCTTTCATAGTACGCACACTTTGTTATGACTACGTCATTAAGCACTGATATTCGTATTTCACACAAATCTTCTTCCTTACATCTATTCTTACAGTTCTTACAATTTTCTTCTATATACTTTTCATATCTTTCTTCGTTAGTCATAACAACACCTCTTTCGTTAATTTATAATAATTGGTCTAGGTCGAAGGAGTTGAACCTTCAATCTCAGGTATCCAAGGCCCGCATTTTACCATCAAAACTTGACCTAGATATAAGGCTTAACTAGAATTGCCTTTCATATATTCTTAAAGGAGATGTGCCTAGTAGCAACACATATATATTAACTTTATCTAGTATTAGTTAATAACTAATTTTCAATTTTGATACATTTATTTTCAAATTTTTTGTATGCATCAAAGTATAATTCTTTTTTATCTCCGTTATATGTTAGTTCGTAATACATTCCATCAAATAATGTTGTACTTAATAATGCTTTATGATTCTGTAATGTTTTACAATACCAAACATCAAATACTTCAAATTCCGGTATAGCATCACTTTTGTCTAAATGCTCTATTGCATATTGCTTTACTATTTCTTTGCATTTCTCAATAAATTCTTTACTTCCCATAATTTCACCTTCTTTCTTGCAAAATAATAGAGCCTATCATTTGATAAGCTCTTGTTATTACATATACCCTTTTATGTCAGCCTTTACGACTCTCAAAAAGTGTGTATAATCTCCATAATTTTTCTCTTTACTACTTTTAATTATATCTAAGTATTTTTTAGGTTCATTCTTTATTAATTGTGCTACGTGATCCATTTCACTTAGTTCTATTATTATCTCTAATTCAATTCTTTTCTCTTTGGCATTTCTTATTGTATCAAAATCTTCATTTTGGTATAAATTAAGCAGTTGCTTATAAATTTCTATGTTATTGTCATCACCAATGTGTACTATTCTCATATATAACACCCCCTTTCTCAGAGACATTATATATGATTTATTTTACAAATGCTGTCGAAATGTGTCGAAAGAGCCAATTTTTTGTTAGCTCTTTTCCGTTTATATAGTCTTACCTATCTATCCACGCTACTATTATAACACGTTTTTTTACTAAAATTCCGCCAATTTTCCGCCAATTTTTTTTAACTCTTTATGTACTGTATAAATTAAGCTTTGGTTTCTTCTCTCAAATGTCCTTTCAGACATTCCAGAATTGATTATTTCCCACTTTGTTTTGCTCTTAATATACATTTCTTCAAATATGTATTTACTGTCTTTATTGACTAATTGCAAGGCTTGTACAACTGCTTTATATTCTTTTATTGCTTTCTGTAACTCTTCATCTTTTTCCATTTTTAAAATACTGCTAAGAACTTTATTTGATGTTCCATACGGTGCCTTAGGCAATCCATCAATTACTGGCGAACCTATGCTCATTATATCTGACTTGATATTTATTATCTTTATGCAGTTGTAATTATATCTCTTTAAACAATCTTTTGCTTCTTTGTATTCTTCTTTACTAAGTTTCATTTGTACCTCCTATATTTTAACATTCTCTGGATGCACTGTTAGTTTCGGCGGTTCAATCTGTTGTTTTAGTACCCCTAATTGATACAGACTGAATGTTTCCTTGTATCCGTACTTTTTATTTTGATATAAAAACGTTGTTTCATTGTTTCTTTTTACAAATTCGTATTTTTGATTATTTTTTATTACTACTTTTGGTATTTTCATATGTTTTCCTCTTTCTTTTTCAGATTTAATACATTTTGTACTTATTTTTGAGAACTTCACTTAATTTTTTATATAAACTTTACTGTTTTTGTTTGTTTTGTAATTTATAATAATTCTTGTAATGTTTTTATTCTTTCGTCAGTTCTAATTTCTAAACACCATAACACAGTTTCCTCTTCCTTAGTTTTTGATTTTTCTCTTCGTTTAGATATATCTTCTAATTTACCTTTCAATTCTTCTATTGTATCTTCTATTTTTTTCTTTGAAATATAATTCTTATCTACATAGTCTAAATCTAATTGTTTTGAATATTCTTCATTCTCTTTCTTTAAAATTTCTATTACATGTTTATATTCAATGTCATCTGCTTTTATATCATCTTTTAATATTTGTATCTCTGCTTCTTTATCATCTAGTTTTATATTTAATTTGTCATTCTCTTTTTGTAGTTTTATGTTGATTTGTGTTTTAGTGAATTTTACAGCATTAGAAACAAGGTTACTCACTATTTTATAGAGAGCCTCAGGGTCTACATCTTCAATAATTGGTTCATTTTCTGCTTCGAATGATATTTTTATTTGTTGCTGGTAAGAACTTTGCTTATACTG